CGTGGTTGCCCACTATAAAATAGACATTATCAAACGCATCGCTTAATTTCTTCAAGTTGCTTACTGAATAATTCAAGGTAGAAACGTTTACACTGGCTCTGTTATGATGCCAGTCACCACTAAAGATGCATGTTTCACATCCACGAGCTTGGGCTTCCTTAATAAACCAAATAACAAATTCTTCACAATCAATGTTGTGGATTCTGGAGTTGTTCTTCATGCCAAAGTGTATGTCGGTAAAAACTGCGGCGTGGTTAAATAAGTTTGTCATACCATATCCATTCTGTCTTTTATTAATTGTTTCAATTTTATAGCCTCTAAAGCTATCTTTTCCACACAATGATAACACCATATGCTGTTGAAGTTAAATGATATTGTATCCACGGTCTCTTAGCTCTTGCTGGCCTTTTTCCATATTATCTTCGTCACGTGCCTGTTGTTGTGCAGCTTCATCATCTAGCTGACGACTAAAGCTTGGCATGTATCCGCCATCCTGTAAGATGTCATCCCGGATATGTTGGTTACGCTTCTCCAAGTTGAGAACTCTGGTGAAGCTGTTGGTAATTGTGGCAGTATAATATGCGAACGGATTGCTTGATCTTGCCTCATTAAACTTGAGTCCAACCTCACTCAGTTGCAATAATGCTGCACTCTGCATCTCGTCATTATATGTATTGCCAGTTAAGTATACTGATCCATTTCGGCGCGCCATAAAACAACCATATTCTGTTTCTGGACACCAAACTTTGCCTTTATAATGGCTAGTTGGAAAATTAGGATGAGTTACTTTACCCTTTCCGATATGGTTACGCCCATTATTTTTGCCACCATGAAAGTCTAAGCATTCGCCTCTAGTATAATTTTTTCGCGGTGAGAATATATGCATAGTATGACACGTTGTTGGTTTACCAAATGATATAATATCATTAAGTTTAAAGTTGGACCTCTGCCCAGTTAATACACACAATGCTTGAAATAGATCAATATGTTCTCGATCTTTTTGACAGTAACTTTTCAAATGGCCACGACGCCAACCATCTCCATCAATCATAGTTTCAATAAGCAGATGTCGTTGATCACTAGTTAACGATAGAATAAATTCCATTGATAAATTTTTGATAGGCACTGTTTTATGGAACACTTTAGAATATTTCTTAAAAATAGTAAAGCAAAGATTTGTTTTTTTGCTAGCATTTTCAGAATATTCGTACCCTAATGTGTCTAAACATTTCCTGATGCGATCCGCATATTTGCCAGGATTTTGATAAATTCTGATATTTTTTATACCAGTATGATCGTATTCATAATTGCCTTCTGTTAATATCCAACCTGTCAGTTCAACAAATGCATCTGTATGTTCTTTTTCGTCTGGTCCTGCTACTTCACTGCCCATAAGGACAATTCTGTCATTTTCAAGTAGATACTCCGCTCTGATTAAGCCTCGTTCTGTAACCAACTTATGACCAGGAGTAACAAGCATATCAATTCCTGTTTTAGTAGTAATTTTATGCATAAGTCCATCAAAATCATCTTTAAATATTGATTTGATAGTTGACCATTTCATTTCACCATTTTCATAAGACATAATTTTATCATCTGTGGTAATATTATCAATATTAAGCCAACCGCGTTGTGTTAATGCTTCAGTTTCTTCATCAACACAATAGCCACGCCAGTTTCCTCGCATTGCATACCGCTCAACAAGTTTCATCATCATTCTAGCCAGCTCAGGAGTAAGTTTGCCTTGATCCATACAGAAGTTGCCGTTACCAATACCACCTTCCCAGTGGCTACGTAAAACTTCACGCCACTCATTATCAATAAATGCATAATGCTTAAATGGTGGAAAGTTCAGTCGGTTATACAAATCAGCTTCTGTTTTGGGATTTCGTTTGCGTCCTGGCGCCTCGGGTATATGGCTATATGTCATAACACGGAATACAAGGTCCTCTACTGGTATGTTACTGGGATCCACTCTAAAATCAGCCTGCTTGGGCTTGTTGGTCCTAGTGCCATCAGTATCATGCCAACCTGATATACCACCCTCATACCCCAAGCTGGACAAACGGCTGGCTTGATTTTCCTTCGCTGCTTGGATATTTTCAGGTGTAATTTCTTCTACACTATCAACGATGATGTCAAAGCTTGTATAAGCATCATCAATCGCTGAACAGTAGCTGAGCTTGCTTTGGTGTATTTCCTTGAGCATGTCCTTGTTGTTGAGATATTTTGTAGTTGTTTTTCTTACCATTATTCATTCCTAGTTGATACCAGTATAATATGCTAACACACTGAAGTCAATCGGTTTTCAGGCTGATAAATATCAGTTAGCAAGTGTGTTGATGCTGGAAGTTGGTACATTTATGCAGATATTTATTAGGATTCAAGATGGTAACAAGATCAGATTTGCGTGCAAGGCTATCACCTAGAGGCACAGTCCGAGGCGGGTCAAGCGGCTATAGTCTTCCCTTCCAAGGTCCTGGTAACGAATTACAGCGAACAAATGGAATTCAGTTTCCATTTACTCCCAACATTACAGTTGCACATGCAGTTGAATACAGCCAGTATGATTTGGTTCACACCAACTATCAACAGAATGCATATTCAAAGACACGAAACCCAATGATACAAGTTATGGGTACATTTATAAGCCAAACACCTGAAGAAGCACGTTACACAGTGGGTGTTATGCATTTTTTGCGTGTCATGAGTAAAATGAATTTTGGTGCTGAAGATGATGATGCAGGTACCCCGCCACCAGTTTTGGAGTTTAGCGCCTATGGTGCTTACAACTTTAATCGAATTCCAGTATTAATTGGTAGTTTTAACTTTGCATATGATGACAACACTGATTATGTTGAGGTTGTAACTGCTGGAGAAGCAGTTCAGATACCCATAGTAATGGCAATTGCAATAGACTTGTTACCACAATATAGCCCAGCAATGCAAAACAGATTTAATATTAATGATTTAGCACGTGGAGATGCTTATAGGGCGAGCAATGGAGGATTTATTTAATGGTATATAAAAAGACCAGTCATCTCAGTCAAACACCAGTTGTTAACGGTTATACAGGGATATATAATCCACCATTTACTCCTGATTTTACAAAAACAACACGGATGACGCTAGTACAAAAATATAATAAAAGGCCCGACCTATTATCATATGATCTTTATGGGATAAGTAATTACTGGTGGATATTCACACTCTACAATCGCAATGAAATACTTGATCCAATTAATGATTTTGTCACAGGAATTACAATATTGGTGCCAACACGCAATTTTATCACAGGATTATAAATGACCTACCTGACAAACCAACTCAATGAATATGATACCTACACATACAATTTGTCTTTATTCATGATTCGCCCTGACTCAGTTCCATTCTTGGAACAAAATATCACCAGTGGCAATGCTGTAATGATTGCGGATAATGCAAGAGAAGCCAGATATAATATCAATGAACTTGAGCAAAGTTATGTTGTTGGTCATAACAGAGTGAGGTCTACATTTGCCAATCAGTTCGACATCAAAATAGCAGAACCAAATGGAGTTACTCTTTTGGATACAATTCGCAAAGCAGCAGACCAATTGGGAATAATTAACCATGTAAATGCTGTCTACATTATTCGAATTGAGTTTAATGGTAGGTTACCTAATGGTGCTATAAGAAAGCATCCACAGGTATTTCATTATCCAGTCACGATTCGTGAATTTCAATTTAGGGTGGATAATGGTGGCACTAACTATTCTATTACTGCGGTTGAAAATTCAACTAATGCATATAGTTATTTGAATAACGTTATATTTGAGCAAATTACAATTTTGGCCACCACTGTGGGCGATTTCTTTGAAAAGTTTAATATTGAGCTTAACAATTCAACATCCGAAGCAATTGAATTTTCAACAGATCAACTTTATCCAGATAATATCAGTGTGGAATTTGATAGTGCAATTAGTAATTGGGAGCAATGGGAATTTCAGGCATTGACGGAAGAGGAAACACAAAATAATGTCAATATTATTAGTGTGGGTCAAGGCGGTGAACGACAATTGCAAATTACCGTAAACAATGGTACCAACCTAACTGACCTTGTCAACGTAATACTTGGATTGACTGCTGAATATAAAAATATTGTCCTGCGTGGAAATGGGCAAGAATTTGCCCGCACTGCACCACATGAGGATGTAACTAGCCATTTGGATCAATTACCAGTATTTCACAAAGTTACTGCCAATTTGGAATACGGTGATTATGATATTTTACGTGGAGAATATGTCAAAACCATAACCTATCGTGTTGTCCCATATGTTATTGTTGATGAAATTATCAGCCCATCCGCATATATTACCAGTATAAATGATAGCAATATTCAAAACCGACGTGTTGCAAATATACGAAGGGGCGGATTTTTGCGCAAACGTTACGATTATATCTATACCGGCAAGAACACAGAAGTATTAGATTTTGATGTGACATTTAATCGAGCATATTATTATGTTACTCCATTCGGTGGCGGACAACTTGGTGATCCCAACAGAATTACCCCAGTGCAAGCACAGGCTAATGATGCATCTATTAGTAGTAGAACAATTCCCCAAATGTTGGAAACCGTAATAGAAGATCGATCAAGACTGTTTAGTCTTAACCAACAAAGAGCGCGGGCTAATGCATTGCCTAGTGGTATAGGTGGTAGGGTAATTAATAGCATAATAGGCGGACTTGAAACCAATATCAATACAGCTACTACCACTTTTCGCAATTCAGTTAGTAATTTTGGTGCTGAACTAACCAACAGGGGGTTCAACCCCCGTGATATAGCAGCTCATTTAAGATTTGCACAAGATGTTATTAGTGATGATGAAGCACCTACAAGTGACAACGATAATCGTGGAGGATATTTGCGATTTGGTGCATTACAGGCTAATATTGACAATGCTGCAGATATGCTACAAATTGAATTACATGTACGTGGTGATCCATACTGGCTTGGAAAACCAAGCCGATTTAGTGAGTCATCATTCAATGATGGGGACGACCTAGCTGATTTTGAAAGAGGAACAACCGGTTTCTTTTTGAATATCAACCTACCACCACCAAATGAAGATGGCCAGGGCCGTCGCAAACCTGACCCAGATTATGAAGTAAGTGGATTTTATATTGTGAGAGATGTAATTTCCCGCTATAGAAATGGACAATTTACAATGCACCTAAATGCAGTTCGTGATTTGGGAACCAATACACCAACAGCAATTAATGCACTTGAAAGTGATAGTAGCACACCAACAACAGGCAATAATACATTGGGGCAAGTTAGTATTGATCTCGCGCAACTCCTTGAAAATGCAAGAATAGGACCACAATAATGTCAATTAATAGAAGTGTAGACACACCCAGTCGTCGAGTTAGAGATAATTTTAATCAAAACGTAATGAACAAGGGTGTCAAAATTCCTGCAGGAATTTATCGCGGAGTTGTTGTTAATAACGAGGATCCTGAACGAAAAGGCCGTGTTAGAGTACAGATTATGAAGTTTTATGGTGTTGCACCAGCCGGGCAAGATCCTAGTACTGTTACGGATGGTAGTGAATACCGCGGAGCAATGTGGTGCCGCCAAATGTTACCTTTTGGCGGTACTACCATGCCAAGTGATGCAGGTTCTGGTGAGTCTGGACAAACTACATATGGCGCATTTGGAACGCCGCCAGCACAAGGTAACGAAGTTCTTGTGGCTTTTGGTGGGGACACGCATAGTGGAATTATTATCGGTGTGTTGCCTGATATTGAACGATCAAGCGGTATTGCTGGTGCTGGGCGAACACGAACCACAAGCTCTGGTGAAACAACAATTGCACTTGAGACACCCTCAACCGCAAGTAGCTCAAGTAACCCGCCACCACCCCACCCTCAAGCAGAAGCACTGGTAAATCAGGGCCTATCAGGTGACCGTATCCGTGGACAAAATTTTAGTTCACCTGACAGAGATCCGTCAAGCCGTGTAAGCGGTATGAGCAGCCCATCTGGACATGGTATAGTCATGGATGATGGCGAAGGCGAAGATGGTGACAATTTGAGTATGAGAATGAGAACTGCTGGTGGCCAGCAAATTCTCATGGATGACACAAACGGATTGATATACATTGTGAACCGTGAAGGCAATGTGTGGGTTGAACTCAACCGTAACGGTGACATGGACGTTTATGCAGCTAGCAGTATCAACTATCATACTGAAGGTGACTTTAACTTGCATTGTGGCGGCAGCTTCAATTTGCAAACAGGAAGTGATATTAATATGAGGGCATTGGGCGGCGGCGGCATCAAGCTTGAAGCCACAAGTGGTAGTTTCAATATGAAATGTGCATCCAACATGAACTTACAAACTGATGCAAATGGCAACATACGTGTTGCAGGAAATTATCGTGAAACTGCGGCACGAATTGATATGAACGGTCCAGCGGCTGCGGCGGCTGCGACACCTACCGTCAACCAACTTGCAGGAAATACCAACGTTACAGCAAGTACTAGCGGCCGAGTACCAGAAGCTGAGCCTTGGGCAGGGCACTTGGATGTCAGTGTGCTTGATAGGAACTCAGCGAGCGGTGTTAGAGACCAAGGAAATAGCAACAGCTATTACTACGGCACCCCAACTGACCTCACCAGCTACAATGATCAGACTGGTGAGTTTGATCTTAACAACTTCCCACCATCTCAAGGTGGTCAGTTTCTTGTTTTCGCAAGTGGGGTTGACCGTCGTGTTGATGGTGAACTAGTTCGTATGGCTACAGAAGTTGCTCGACGTTTTGGTAGGCCACTTACAGTTACTAGTGGCTATCGTGACCCCAGCCGTAATACTCGCGCAGGCGGCGCAAGACGTAGCCAACACATGCTGGGAAAGGCTCTTGATATTAGTGGGGTAGGATTGACTAACCAGGATCGTCTTGATCTAGTAGCTATTGCCAGCGCAGTAGGAATTAAGGGTATTGGTGTATATAGCGGAGGCAGCTTGCATTTTGACAACCGTGATGGCCCCCGCGCCAGTTGGGGCAGTGATTATACTAACTCCAGCGTACCTGGTTATGCCCGTGCCTCAACAAACCGACATAATGGTGGTGGTTTCTCATAATGATATTGCAATTTCCAGATCCAACCCAGCGCATCCAATGGGATACCTTTACAGTCCAGGATGATTTTGCTGCTAAATTTATACTCAATATAGGTATTGCTGTAGTTAGTGACAGGATGATTAATGTTATCCTTAGTTATAAAATTTGGCGCGGCGCCAAAGCAATTAATGCTGACACTGGTGTTGAAGAAATTGGATATGGCATTGGTGATATAGATGATGTACAGGGATATACAGAGGCACAGGCATATGCTGAATGGGTTGGTTGGGTACGCAATGAGCAAAAAAAATTCCGCACCCAAATACCCCTAGTGGGTATAACTCAGTCAGCATATGATGCACTGTTTAGTCTGTATCTTGATACAGGCACTTGGAGAACTGTAGAGGCTGATGAAGGTACATATGATTTGGCTGACGCTGTTAGAAATACAAATTGGTTGTTAGCTGCTGATATTATTGCTAGAGGCAATATAAATCCAGAAATGCGCAGAAAAGAAGCAAGAGTTATGCAATTGGCTGACTACAATTTTACCAAGGATAGAGAACAACAAGCAAGGCAGGGAATTCAAAGATTGCGAAAGAACTATGTTGCTGGTATACAAGACCAGTTTGTACGCAAGCAGACTGAATTTGTTTACTATAGACAGCTGGGTATATTTTTGCCAGGAATGAGTAATTTGCGTCAACGTAGAGTAATTGCACAAGCCCTAACATAACATCAAGCTAAAAACACGTGGTTTTCAATACATAAATAGTGGTATGGTAACATTCGTAGGTTTCTCCACATTTGGTAAACGAACTGGCACAAGGACGCTGGAAGACAAAGCGTTGGCTACTCGTGATCTTTTGAATCATTTCTATACTCGTCGTGGTGAACGATTGGGCGAACCAGAGTTTGGTAGCATATTGCCTGAACTAATATTCGAGCCCTTTGAACAGATTATAATTGATGCAGCAGACCAAGATGTTCGCAGTATTATTGGTTTGGATCCAAGATGGAACCTCATTGATTACCGCTTAACAACAGGTGAACAAAGTATCACCATTACAGTTCAACTTAGCTACATTCCAGACTTGAGCATTGAACAGCTAGTTTTAAAATATACCGGATCGGAAGAGATTTAACATATGGCCCAGAGTATTCGACAAAGAAATTTATTTGCTGCTGAAGACTATCGTGTAGTTTATGATAGCTTTAAACAGGCAAACTTCCAAGCATATGACTACGATACTATTCGTGGCGCCCTCGTTGATTATATTCAACAGAAATATCCAGAAAACTTTAACGACTGGATACAATCCAGCGAATTTGTGGCACTGATTGAAACACTATCTTTCCTTGCTCACAGTCTGGCATTTCGAATTGACCAAGCTGGTCGTGAAAATTTCCTTAGCACAGCTGAGCGACGTTCCAGTGTTCTGCGTATTGCTGACTTTCTTGGCTATACACCAGCCAGACACCAGCCAGCAAGGGGCCAACTCAAAATTGTGGGTGTCCGCACCACTCAGGACGTATTTGACATAAACGGCGTAAGTCTCAAGAATACCACAGTGGATTTTGAAGATTCATATCAGAATTTTCTACTAGTTATGAATGAAGTATTGAGTGATTCCAATAAATTTGGTAGACCAACTAATAGTGTCCGCATTGGAAGTGTCAAGAATGATATCTACACTACCAAGGTAACTACTGATCGCAGTGTTGTATACAATATTGATGGCAATATTAACGGAATCCGTAGACCATTTGAAATCCATAGTCTGGCAATCGATACTGCTAAAAATATTTTAGCTGAATCAGAGCCCGATCCCAATAGTGCGTTCAATTTGGTCTACAAGAATGATGGACAGGGATTGGGAAGTAACGCTACTGGATTCTTTGTGGGATTCAAGCAGGGAAATCTTCAATTTACCGACCTTAATGCTGAGACTGCAATTAGCAATTTAATTGTTGATATACAATCAATCAATGTCAACAATAATGATATCTGGGTTCAGGGCATTAATTCAGCTGGTGCTGTTCAAGATACTTGGACTAAAATTGACAGTGGGTTTGGTGCAAATACGGTATTCAATAATATACGCCAAGACAACCGTAAATTGTACACAGTAAAAACTATTGAAAATGACAATGTTAATATTCAATTTGGTGATGGTGTGTTTAGTGAAATTCCACGTGGAGTCATACGTATTTGGTTCCGTAATGGTGCCAATCAGACCTACACGCTTTCCCCTGATGATATTGGGTTAGCAAACTTTGGATTCAATTATAACGCAACTGATGGCAATCAATACCGTGTATCATTTAATTGTGAACTCCAAGAACCAGTAACAAATGCTAGCGCCCAAGAAAGTGTTACTAGTATCAAGAACAATGCTGGTCGAGTTTTTGCAACACAGGATAGAATGATTACCGCTAGCGATTATAGTGTGTTTCCATTGTCAGTGAGTGAAAACGTAAAAAAGATCAAGGCAATCAACCGCACATATGCTGGGCACAGTCGTTTTATTAAACCACGTGACCCAACAGGACAGTATCAGAATGTTGATATTATAAGTGATGATGGGTATCTGTATAATGAAGATATTACCTATCGTAGCAGGCTGGATTTACCATCAACATTTTCAAGCGAACAAATTTTTGAAAAATTCCTAGCAGACCTAATTGAAAATCCAGAGATTATCAACCTATTTTATAGCAAGTATACTGAGAAAAACATTGGGTTTAGTAACACTAATAGCAGTTATGAATGGCAGCAAATTACTTCGGGATATCGTGGTTCAACTGGATATATAACACGCAATAGTGCTATTCAAAAAATAGGCAGTTCAGCAACTAATGATGCCAATACAGCACGTCCAGGATCAATTGTTGAGTTTGTGGAGTCACCATATAACAGTGGTACCTTGGGCATTCCAGGCACAGTCCTAACTGTTGTTAAAGGTGGAACTGGTTATACCAGCGTACCAACAATTACTGTAAAAGGTACAGGCACTGGTGCGACCGCTACTGCTACAATTGCAGGTGGGCGAGTGGGAACAGTAACACTTACAAATGGTGGCTCAGGCTATCAGAATCCAGTTGTAATTGAAATTGCAGGTGGGGGTGGTAGTGGCGCAGAAGTTGTCGCAGTTGCCAGTAGTGCATCCCGTAGTTGGGCGCGCGTGGTTGATATTATCAATGATGGGCAAGGTATCAATGATAGCAATGGTAATCCTACTGGACTCACATCACGTGGTCAAGGCGCAGTTATTCTCAACAAGAGTATTCCCAACACTGCCCGAATTAGCCGTATATTTCCCTCTTATCATACTGCTTTTTCCCAGGATGAACGAAATGAAATACTAGAACAGTTGAATACATTAAATACATTTGGACTACGATATGATAGCAATCTGGGTCGATGGGTAATCGTGTTAGCCGGCGATCTTGCATCAATAACTGAAAATAACCCAACAAACTTCAGCCTTGCCAATGCAGGGAACAAAAGTAACAGCAACCAAGATAATAGTTGGATCATA